AGAGGCACAGCCAGGGGATATCGCCTTCTTTCAGTTTGATGATGATGCACAACCTGACCATGTAGGTATCGTGGTCAAAAATGATGGCAAGAAGTTCCTATGGTGTATCGAGGGAAACACCTCAGGGAACACAAAAGGCTCACAGTCAAATGGGGATGGCGTATATCGAAAGAAGCGCGCCTACTCTCTAGTCATGGCTGTAGCTCGACCTAACTAGGAGAAATATGAAACCGCAACACTTACAAGCACTCAAATCAGCACTACGGCACTTCGTTCTAACTGCGGTCAGTCTCTATGCAGCAGGAGTGACTGATATCAAGGCTCTCGGTTTTGCTACCGCAGCAGCCATTGTTGGCCCTGCTATTCGAGGCATTGACAAGTCTGATCCTGTATTCGGGCGCATCGCTGATGTAGTCGATCTAGAGCTAGACAAACTCGCAAAGAAGTCACGCAAGAAGAAGGCATAGACTTCCCTACCTCCATTGGGAAACGCCGAGGGGGTCGGACACAAAATCTGACCCCTATCGGTATCAAGTAGTACTTGAGAGTATGTGTTAGGGTATGTGCGGAGGTGGGATATGGCGTTATCAGACACTCTAGATCAGTTCGCCAAGCGCAGTAGAAAATCAAGCGGATGCGCATATATGAATCTGTATCTCTCGTTATCTAAAGAGGATCAGAAAGCGATAGATAAAGCGTGGGAGAAAGGCATACCTGTCAGCCTGATAGTCAAGGCACTCAGACAGGAGGGTCACAAAACATCTCAAGATAGTTTCAGGGCTCATCGTAAAGGCGAGTGCAAATGTCCAAAGTAGAGACGATACTTGCGATACGCGAGGCTCAGTATGGCGATGCCGGTGAGAACTTTGAGAAAATCGGCAGAGTGTGGGGGGCTCTCCTAGATATCCCTGACATCCCTGCCTATCAGGTAGCTCTGATGATGGATGCTCTGAAAACAGTCAGGCTGATGCGTAATCCTGAGCATGAGGATAGCTGGCTAGACAAAGAGGGCTACATAGCTCATGGGAAAGATATAGCTACGCGATGAGCCTAGAGGATCAACTCAACAACCTGCCGGAGGGGATCGAGTCCTCTGATGTAAAAGAGCTACGATCTGTGATATTCAGGATGCAGAAACAGCTACTGAAAGCCAAAACAAAGACAGATGACCTAGTAGAGGCGACCCATCAGGCTGCCTACGATGCGATGCTGACCTTCGGGCCTGTCAAAGATGTGACACCTCCGCCGGTAGATAAGCGCAAGACGAGGGTAGAGGTAGCCCTATGGCATATGACCGATTGGCAGGGGGCAAAGCGCACCACGAGCTATGACTCCCAGGTCATGCGGCAGAGAGTCATGCAGTTCGCCGAGCGAGCTGTACGCATCACAGAGATACAGAGAGCTGACCATCCTGTGAAAGACTGCACCATCCTGTTCGGTGGAGATATGGTCGAGGGACTATTCAACTTCCCTACCCAAGCGTTCGAGATAGATGCGACCCTGTTTGAGCAGTATGTGACTGTATCTAGACTCTGTGTAGATGTAGTCCGATATGCGCTCGCCCACTATGAAAAGGTGACAGTCGTACCTGAGTGGGGAAATCATGGGCGCATAGGATCAAAGCGTGACAATGTGCCTCGATCCGATAACTTTGACCGGATGTGCTACGAGCTCGCTCGTCAGCTACTCCAGGGTGAGAAACGCCTGACATGGCAGGAGTGTCCAGAGGATTGGCAGAAGGTCATCATCGGAAACTACCGAGCTATCGTCATACATGGAGATGAGATAGGGCGAAATGGGTACGCAAGCCCAGGAGCTATAGTCCAACATATGAATAGATGGAGATCAGGGTCGCTGCCCTTTGAGTTCCGAGATGTCTATGTAGGTCACTATCACACACACGCTGAGTGGCCGATGGCTAACGGGCAGGGTGCTGTATATCAAACAGGATCAACAGAGAGCGATAACAGATATGCAGGGATTATGCTCGCAGCCTCAGCTACCCCATCACAGCGACTACATTTCATAGACCCTGAAAAGGGGCGTGTCACGGCTGGCTATAAAGTCTGGCTCGACTAGGGTAGCTCGCTAGAGGAGGCGTTATGACACAGATGACTGCAGTATCCCTGTTCGCAGGTATCGGAGGCTTTGACCTAGCTCTAGAGCGTAATGGGGTCAAGGTCGTAGCATCAGTAGAGATAGACAAACACGCGCAGGGTGTACTGCGCAAACAGTTCCCAAACAGTCAGATACTAGGTGATATCCAGGAGGTATCAGGTGAGCAACTCATTAGCGCAGGATTTACTCCGCAACACGGAGTCATCGTTGGAGGATTTCCATGCCAAGACTTGTCTGTGGCAGGGAAACGAGCAGGGCTCGCAGGAGCTAGGTCTGGACTTTTCTGGGAAATCTGCAGACTCCTCGATGAAACGCAAGCGAAGTACTTCATCCTCGAAAATGTCCCAGGACTGCTCACATCTAGTGGAGGAAGGGATATGGGAGTCGTCATCGGGGCGTTGGCTGAGAGGGGGTATAGCATCGCGTGGCGTGTGCTTGATGCTCAGTACTTCGGAGTCCCCCAAAGACGGCGCAGAGTCTTCATTGTCGGATGTCTTGGAGACGACTGGAGAACACCTGCAGAAGTACTCGATCTCGCCGAAGGCAGCGCAGGGGATACTACGCCGAGCAGGTCGAAGGGGCAAAACTCTACCGACACAACTACAGACAGCGTTGGAGCAGGTAGCAGGGCTGGAAACTTCGAGCTCTACGATTTCCCCAACGGAGAAGTGAGCCCATCACTCAACGCATCGCGAGCGCATGACACGATGACATGGTGGGATGGATCGACAACGGCTCAGGCTCTGACTACTACCTCGAACGAACAACGGATGCCTGATAAGGGCAGGATGCAGATGGTGTTGATAGATGAACCTACTGTGGGCAGTCAAGACTAGACGGGCTCAGACTGTTGAGGATAACGAGTCATGGGCTATGGGAGGGGTAGTACCTACCTTGAATGTATTTGATAACGCACACGAGACACGAGCTACTGTCATCGTTTTCTATGGCAACAGAGTGGATGACATACGCATCCAGGATGACAAAATCAACACGCTACAGGCGCGTATGGGGACAGGTGGGAACAATATGCCGATGGTCTATCAGGAGGGTGAGGATGAGACAGTCGCCTACTCGATACGAGAGGATGCTCAGGCCGATACTTTCTCAGCTACACCTACAGATACAGCTCTAGCACTACAGGCTCATCAGCCATCGGTACAGAGCCATCATGCACAGCTATTCGTAGCTCAGACATTTGATACCTACAATCAGACGACTAGCGATATAGCGCAGACTCTGAGATCAGGGACAGATATGGACAAGATGGGGGTGGTGCATATGGAAGAACCGATGGTGCTACAGGATCGAGAGGGCAAGCCAGGAGGCGGCAAGGGGCCGTTGGTGTCCGATACCTCGTTCTCGCTGCGCACTTCTAACTTTCAGACACTTTTCACATCTACTGTCAGACGACTGACTCCTACAGAGTGTGAGCGACTACAGGGATTCCCTGATGGCTGGACTGAGGGACAGGCGGATAGTCATCGCTACAAACAGCTAGGCAACGCGGTGGCTGTACCGGTGGTGGACTGGCTCATCAGTAGATTGGTAGCCTCAAACGAGTCGATGGAGTCATCTACAGAGTAGGGATGCTCTCTACGACAGTCTCCACAGGAGAGGCACATCAGTCCTCATCCTCATCTATAAAGTCATCTACATCCTGAGTGCGGATATCTAGATTGTTTGCTTTGCAGAACTCAATCGCGCCCTGAAACAAACTCATAGCTCTATTGCTCATATCCTGCATCTGATCTGGATATTTGAAATCTGACTCCACCTCAACGATTAGGTTGAACAGACTGATATGTACTCTGGCTGACATAGCCCACCCCCTGACCCCTGAGTATGCCATCCATTACATCTAGGGCGTGGCGGTACTTCCATATGTCAGGCGTGTCGTCTAAGGTCTGACCTGACCCTGGGCGCGATGCGCCCCCTATAGAAAGAAGGCACATCATGGCGTTTGACTTGAACGCGTATGAGACAGTAGCGGAAAGATTACAGCGAGCTCACTCTGACCACGCTGACCTCCGCATCATCACCGAGATCGTGGACATCGTGCGCGATCCTCAGACACTCCGACCTCTGCAGTACATCGTGAAGGCATCGGTGTACTACGGCGACATCCTCAAGGCTGTGGACTATGCCGAGGAGATGGTGGGCTCTAGCCCTGTGAACAAGTACTCAGCTCTAGAGAACTGTTCGACCTCGGCTGCAGGTCGCGCACTCAGTATGGCTGGCTATCTCGGTGTCGATCCAAACAGCAAGAAGCCAACACGCCCTACTCGTAATGAGATGGAGAAGGTAGAGCGCGCTAAGAGTGCAGATACCAAACCTGCTCTCGTAGTCAAAGTACCAACACCTGAGGAGACAGCGAAGGCTGCATCTCTCATCCCTACAGTCGCTGATATCACTACGAAGGCTGAACTCAAGACCCTCTATAACGAAAACGCGAGCATCCTAGAGGTGCGTGTAGATGGAGTCACTCTGCTAGATGCCATCAACAAGAGGCTCGTGCAACTGTGATAGACCGCAACAGAGTCAGAGTAGCGAGTAATGCACAGCGCACCTCGGTACTCGCAGCAGAGAAAGCCCTGCCGAGATCAGGGACAAAACGGCGCAGAGTCTATGACTACATTGTGAATCGTGGACTGCATGGTGCTACTGATGATGAGATACAGGATGCACTAGGGATAGACGGCAACACAGTCAGACCTACTCGTGGCGGTCTAGTCGAGGATGGACACATCATGGACACCGGCACTACACGCAAAAACAAACACGGAAACGAGTGCATCGTGTGGCGATGTGCAGAACAGGGGATGCTCCTATGAGTGACAAACAAAAGAAGTTTCAACCCACGATGGGATTTGTGGTGGCAGTACATCAGAACGCTATGGGTATCAGGTCGGTAGCGAAGGCTCTCGGTGACATATTCCCTGAGCGACTCGGTGAGGCTCTAGAGATGGCTGGATATCAGCTCGTTGTCGATCCGTTCGATCTATCTGCAGATGCAACCAAACTCATAGCTATCCAGGAGAAACAGAAAACTGAGGGGCTACGCATAGTGAAGGAGGCTGATGATGAGTCAGGTAGTGACACCACAACAGATTGAGAGTCGCCTGTATGTACTATCAAAAGAGGTAGATGTGGCGCATCAGGAACTCGTATCGTGCGAGATGTCGTACTACACGGCAGTCGCAGACTATGAGATAGGTCTAGCCAAATCGCGACTAGAACTAGCAGGTCGCTCATCCCCCACCGGCAGGAACTACACAGTAGGCGAGCGCGAGGACATCGCACTCGTGGCAAACGCTGAGAAACACATGGTCATAGCGGCTGAGGAGGCGAAGGTCAAAGCATCTCGCGCCAATGTGCAACGACTACAGACACAGGTGAAAATCGCGCAGAGTATGAGCGCATCAGTCCGAGCGAGTATGGAGCTATCATGAAGTACAAACTATTAGCAGTATGTCTAGCCATCACATCTAGCCTATGGGCATCCCCATCTCACGCTGATGTATATGTCATCGTAGATGAGAATGGAGTCGCGCAGAGTGGAGCGATAGTCTGTGACTATTTCACCTGCGGTGATCCCAACAGTCTCTACTCGAAACTGACTCTCGCTCCTGGGCAGAGATATGCACTACAGGGGACAGGTAGCGCAGGTATAGGCAACAACAATCCCAACACCGAGGTCAGAGTAGATAGCAATAACACATGGACAGCTACACATACTGATCCTGTGACTACACAACAGACTGTGACTATCATCAACGACCAGCCACAGACACAACCTGTATCGCCTAGACCCATCAGAGTAGATACAAGTACTGTCACATCTGATACCTCTACAGTCAGAAGCGACACATCTACAGCGACTGTATCTCTCACAGATATAGAGGACTTATCCTCTCTCAGGTGGATGCTGGAGTTTATCCTCGCGCATTTCCCTGCTTTTCTCGCATATCTACAGACTGCGAGGGGCTGATATGTCCGAGGAGGAGCTACGAGCAAAAATAGCCGATGAGATTAGGTCGATAGACCTCTCAGAGGGCAAGGAGATATCGTCAGATTGGTATGCAGCATCACTACGAGTGCGGATGATCTGTGCTCTAGTAGCCGAGAAAGGGCTCAAGAATGATTGATTTACAGGATGTCATTGTGAAATCACTACAGGGCTACGATGCTCAGAGAGATCGAAGTCTGCAGGTGGATATCGGGCCGAGCAGTCTAGGTGGCTGTCGTAGGCGTGTATGGCACGAGCTGAAACAAGACGAGAAAATAAATCCGACAGAATCACTCGGAGCAATCCTGGGTACTTTTATTCACTCAGGCATGGAGAAGGTCATGACTCGACTCGATCCGTTCGGCGACAACTACCTCATAGAGCTAGAGATATCTCATGAGGGTCTGCGCGGTCATTGCGACCTGTTCATCAAAGACCTCGGACTCGTAGTGGACTTCAAAACGACTACGAAGTCAGGTCTGCGATATCTAAATGACCGGCAGAAAATGTGGCAGATACATACCTATGGGTATCTCCTGTCTAAGAATGGCTACGATGTCAAGGAGGTATCCCTAGTGGGCATACCTCGTGATGGCAAGATGTCTGATATCAGAGTCGTACAAGAGCCATATAGCGAGCTGACTGCACTAGAGGCAATCGCCTGGCTTGATGAAATCAAAGACATCGTGAGTAGCGATGCCGAACCACCTGCCCCTGAGAAGTTCGTGAGTTTCTGTAAGGACTACTGCCCCTACTTTGACTCATCGGGGGTGCGTGGATGCCCAAGTATGGCGAAGTAGATTGGGATCAGGCTGAGTGTAAGGGCAGTATCTATACAGACCTGTTCTACACAGTCGAGGAGCAACGCTCGATCCTGCAGTATGAGTACATCAACGCGCTGCGCTCGGTCTGCGCTCGCTGTCCTCTATGGGCTACCTGTCTGACATATGCGATGGAGCATGAGGACTATGGCGTATGGGGTGGCATGACGAGCGTAGAGCGCGTGGCTATGCGTGACCCCAATCGCTATCCCAATCAGAGGTTGAGGGCAGTAGAGGAACTAGCTCTATATGGCATCACATATGAGCAGATAGTGGAGTGTATGTGAGTATCCGGCTGATGGCAGAGGTGTGGCGCACCGACCTGCCTACTGTAGAGAAGATGGTGTTGCTAGTGATTGCGGATCATGCAAATGATGAGGGTACGCAGTCCTATCCGTCACAGGCGACTATCGCCAAGAAATCATCTATCTCAGTACGAACCGTTCAGAGAGCTGTGAACAACTTGGTGGATGAGGGGTACATCAAGATGTTCAAGCACTCTGGCGGTTCGGCAGGATGCCGAGAGGATCGCAGACCACATCTGTATCAGATAAACATCCACAGATTACGAGGCGACAATGTGACGGGGCGTACCGATGTCGCTGACGGGGCGACATTGGCGACAGATACGGGGCGACAATCACGCCCTAAGAACCATCCTTTAGAACCATCATTGAAACACCACTTCGAGATGTTTTGGTCTATCTATCCGAGGAAGGTGGCAAAACAGGCTGCACTCAAGGCGTTTGTGAAAGCCCTGCAGGTAGCTACAGGTGAGGAGATATGCGCAGGGGCTCGCAG